GGCATCGCTGCCAAAGGGCATTGACGTGGAGTTCAAAGAGGTGGAAGAAGATGACTAACGGCGATTTCATCCGCTCCATGACGGACGAGGACATTACAGAGAACTTCACGCCGGGCATCTGCGAACTTATCAAGCACCGTGACCCAGAGCGTTGCCAGAACCGTGAGCATTGCTTCCACTGCGTCAAGGACTGGCTGAAAGAGAAGAACACAATCATGGTGAGGGCTGATAAATGGACGAGGTGATTTTCAGTGCAAGGCGGTTACTATCACTGGTATAAAGAGCATGGGATTTGCACCTGTTGTGGGAAACAAGATGCAATTCCGGGAAGGACGATGTGCGATGATTGCCTTGGACTGAAAAGAGCCGAAAACAAAGAGCGCAGGAAATCACCAAAAGTACAGGACGCTATGCAAGCGTACAGAAAACGACATTGGCAGGAACGGCTTGAACAGGGACTTTGCCCTCGATGTGGAAAGCCTTTATATGCAGGGCATAAACTTTGCTATGAATGTGTTCTAAAGAACAGGCGCAGGGGACAGCAATATAGGGATGACAACCCACGCACATTAAAAGAAAGTTGGAAGAAAGCCGGGCTGTGCCTTAAATGCGGGAAGCCCAGAGTAAAAGACAAAATGTTCTGTGAAGAACACTATCTAAACGCATTGCAAAATATTGAGAAAGCGAGGATTGCAAGTGGCTGGACGGGCGATTACCACCATCGAAAATATTTCACCAAGCGATACTCTGATTGACTTCTCCGACCCCTGTTTGCGCCAATTCCTGCCTGTCCTTCTGCAAGACCACACGACAGGTAAGAACATTATCTGGGCGACAGACCCGCCACCTGAACTGGGCGTGGGCTTTGCAGATGAAATCACGCTGGAACAGCTAGGCAAGGTTCAGCTTGTCCCTCGTGTGCAGAAACGGCTTGCGGAGCAGAAGAAGCGCACAGGCAAAAAAGCAGAGGTGTTTACGCCGTCATGGGTTTGCAACGATATGAACAATATGCTGGACGAGGAGTGCAAACAAGCCGATTGGAAAGAATACATCAATCACAGCGTGCTGGAAGTCACTTGCGGTGAAGCACCGTTCCTTGTGAGCCGATACGACACGGTGACAGGGAAGATGATTGACGCGCCTGACAGAATCGGCTTGCTGGATAGAAAGCTTAAAGTCGTAACCGAGCATTGCCCCGAATACAGCCTATGGCTCAACTACGCAATCAACGCCTATATGAGTACATACGGCTACGAGTGGCAAGGAGATAACTTGCTTCTGGCACGGTGCAATCTATTCCTCACACTGATGGAAAACTTCCGTTTGCTGTTCGGCAATGAAATCGAAAACCAGCAAATGTCACCAGTTCTGATTGACTGCGTTGCCGATGTTATCTCGTGGAACATCTGGCAGATGGACGGTCTGAAAAAGACTGTGCCCGGCACGGACATTCCGTGCAAAATCAAAGACTGGAAAGCTGGCAAAGAAGTCCTGTTTATGGACGTTGGAAAGGAGAGCTAATGCAGACTGACAGAGGAATTTACCACAAGCGAGTGTGCGACCGCTGCGGATTCAAGCTGGATGGCAAGACCTACAACGCAGACGAACTGTTCACAGGCTGGGGCTGGCGCAATGACACTGGCGACCTTTGCCCGGACTGCTATGCAGAGTACAAGCGAGTGATAGTACGATTTAATGCCGGAAGAAGGAGAGCGAGAAGATGACCGACTACAGAATTTATCAGTGTAAGCGGTGTGGCAAAGAAATTGTTGCAAAAGATATTGAAACGCTTAGAACTGGGCAACTTGAACGCATTTTATCGGCAGAAAGCAATACACTGTTTGCCTTTGAACGTTACGGAATGATTCATCACTGCCAAAAGAAAAGTGTTGGCGTTTGCGAATTGATTGGATGGGAGGCAGAGGAATGACCTACTGCACCACCGAACACTGCTCTTGCATTGGCATCCAACAGTTCGCCGATGGCAAAGCAATCAGATGCACGGCAGATACCTGTGAGAACAAAACAGAGCCGTCCTGTGGCTCTTGCAAATGGTACACAGAGCCAGAGGGCGTATGCGTGAACGACCAGTCAGAACACGTTGCAGACTTCGTGTGGGATGAACGTGGATGCAAAGAATGGGAGAAGAAAGATGACAGCAGGGGAGAAGATTAGAAAGCGCAGGATTCAGCTTGGGCTGACACAGAAACAGGTTGCAGAAAAAATTGGCGTTCGTTATCAAACACTTCAATTTTGGGAAACAGGAAAGAGAAAGCCCAAAATCGAGAACATCAAGAAAATAGCCGATGCGCTCGGCATGGATTGGACTGAACTGTGCGCCAACAAGTGCATGATAGACCCTTCCGTAGACCGTTTCGGTGCAGTCTGCAACTGTGCTGTTCGCTACTGCTTAGGCAGACGGTCATATATGCCTAGCCTTGTCTGTGGCTATCTGACACCGTTACTGCCCGAACTGGACGATAACACGCTGGCTTGCTTCAAACGTGACATTGACGAACGCAAGAGGGACGGATTCAGCTTTGGCGATGCTTGCGACTATGAAACGTGGGAGCAGTTCTATAAGGCGGTTTGCAAAGAGATTGAAAGGAGAGGGGGAAAAGACAATGAAAAACTTATCTAAAAAGTCGAAGAAAAAGATTCGTAAGATTATCCTTAGTAATCATTTCAAAAAGCGGGTGTATGTATCTGAAAAGGGCTTTTGCCATTATCCGTCTAAGAATAGCCCATTGTCTGCAATTTGGAATCATATAGAAGTACGCCCCGATAGTACGATTTGGGGGTATTTGTTGGATGACCGATGTGCGTATATGGTTACAAGTTCGATTATCCGCAAAAAAGTTCGACAGCAAATTAAAAGCCCAAAACAATTTTTCAGCCCTGTTTGCTATTCCTCTTGTCAAGCTGAACAGATATTAAAACGCCTTTCCGAAATGAATCGGAATGATATAGCCTTACATTTTATCGGTGGTGCAAAATGAACGAAATTGTTTTTGCGGTGCTTATGGCATTTATGGCGTTCTTGATCGGAGCATTTGTTTGCGTTGTCGTGTTCTTTATTGAATTCTTTGGATTTTGGAATATGATTTTAGCCGAAATTTACGACACAAAAAAGAAAATTATTGCAGATGTAATTCTGCATATTGTTATCTTTGCAATCGGCATTCCTGCCATTTACTTTATGCTAAAGACTGGAGCATTTACCAATGGCTAACACACTCTGGCATCCAGCAAGCGAGAAACCACGAGAGCGAACACATCCTTTGTTGCTTGCGACTAAGACCGTGTGGCGTGATAAAGATGGAAAAATGTTGCAAGGCTTTTCGCCGACAGCATACTTTCTCGGTTGTTACGCAGACGGTCAGTTCTGGGATGAAATAGGCGAGAGGTTGCCGAAAGATGTGACGGTGACGCATTGGATGGCATACCCATTGGTGCAGGAGGATTGAACATGACGAACAAAAAGTTTGGCATCATCGTGTTGGATTTAATCCTTTTCGACTTTGGGCCGAAACCGCCTTGCGGGTACATCAAGGCAAAGCATACTCGCCCGGCCTACGGGAAGGGAGCAAAGCCGATTAAGGCTCATAAGCGGATTATGCGAACGAGAGAGGGGTTCAGAAAATGAGCAAACCCGGCAAAGGTATGCTGTTTCTAACATCATATTATGATGCAGCACAGCAGTTAAAACCGAAGCAGAAGTTGGAATTTTATGATGCAGTTCTTGGCTATGGTTTGTACGGAATTGAACCGGAACGCATCAACAACTCGATAAGTTCTTTGTGGTTTGTTGTGAAGAACTTGATTGACGCAAGCAAAGAAAAGAGCGAAAATGCGTCAAAAGGTTGGTCTAAACGCAAGGCTCTGCATGATGCAACCAGTAATGCAGCCATTGTGAGTGCATCTATGCTTGCATCTGATAACACAAAATGCACTGACAATGCAGTCATGGATGCAGCGACAATGCAGACCCATGCAGAAAGTACCGTCAAGAAGAAACCTGACATCTTCTCCGACTTTGCTGGTGGCGATGAAGAACTCCTGAAATCCCTGCGAGAGTTTGCGCAGATGCGCACGAGAATCAAGAAACCCATGACTGACCGGGCGAAAACCATGCTGTGTAACAAGCTGGAAAAGTTCAGCCGTGACGATTGGATTGCCATTCTCGACCAGAGTATCTACGCTGGTTGGCAGGATATTTACGCACTCAAGCCCGAAGAACAGGCCGTGCAAGACGATTATGTGGAGTTTCCGAAGCTATGATGGATGTTCAAGTGATATTTATTGGCGCACTGACGCTGTGCAAAAAGGACATTGCAACGGAAGTCATGGTCGATGTGGACGCAGAAGACTTTGAGACGCAAGAACTGCGGGATGCTTTTAACGCTGTCAAAGGCTATTGGGAAGCGAAAGGGCGTGTAGACATTGCAGACCTCATAGGAAAACATGAAAAAGCCGCAGAGACGGTTTACGAATGTTCAAAAGCCTGTGAATCCGAGAGCATAGTCCTTAGCCGTGAGCGCATGAAGGAATGGGCGCAGCGAATTAAAGAAAATGCAGCATTAAGACGTTTTCAGGCTCTTGCGATTGAAGCAGGAAGTTCCTTGACAAGCTACGAAGACTTATCAGACATCTATCAGCAGATGGGCGAAGCACTGACCCTGAAAGCAGAGGAAGAGGACGCTTGGACATATGCTGACGTACTGACAGACTATGTGCAGCACATTGACGAGAAGCCAACATACATCAAGACCGGGCTTGGCAAGCTGGATGATACACTGCATATCTCAAAAGGCGATTTTATTGTCATCGGTGGCCGTCCGTCTGCCGGCAAAACTGCTTTGTCCTTGCAATTAGCCGCTGGCATGGCAAAACAGGGGCATACAGTCTACTATTTCAGCCTTGAAACCGGTAAGCAAAAGCTTGGCGCACGTCTGATGGCAAATCAGATTTATTGTCCGCTGGAAACCGTCAAAAACAAGAATGTGACGCTTGAAGAAGTTGATCGGCAAGCCCAGTACATGAAAATGCCCCTTTACATCCGCTCTGCCGCTGGTAAGAGCATCGCATGGATGAAGGCGCAAGCCCTGCGTAAAAAGGCGCAAGTCATCTTTGTGGACTACTTGCAGCTTATCCCTGAAAAGGGCGCAAAAGACCGCTACACGGCGATTACAGCTATTTCCATTTCCCTGCACGAGCTGGCGCAGACCACAGGCATTGTCGTGGTGGCTTTGGCACAGCTCAATCGAAACAGCGCAAGACCCGGTTCAGAGCCGACTAACGCCGACCTGCGAGAGAGCGGACAGATTGAACAGGACGCAGACGGAATCATTCTTCTGTCAGCGGATAAGCCCGGCAACTACCTGTTCAGGGTGAGCAAGAACAAAGAAGGTGGCATCGGCGACCTGCCAATCACTTTTAACAAGCAAATCCAACGGTTTGAAGAGTATTCGTGGATGAATTGAAAGGAGAACTAACATGACTAGAAAGCGTTTTGAAAAATTGATGATGAGCATGGGCGTTTCGCCTATTGTGGTTAGAATGGTCACGAGTGGCATGATTGAAGCACGAAGAGACTACGAAGCACATAAGGAAGATGCAGACCATTGCTATTCTTACGAAGAATCGTTCAATCGTATTATCCACACGGCGATTTTGAATGGAGCAGTTTCTTGCAAACAGCAGGTAAAAGTGGTATAATACAGGTGTTCCTTTCTGTGTACTTGTGTAGTACATAAACAAGCACAATAACTGTGCAAACATCTTTTAGCGTTGCCGCTTTACTTGGTGCTAACAGGTAAGGCGGCTTTTATTTTGGCGGTGCAAAAATTGCATTGTGTAAAGCCTTTACGAGTGCAGAATCTGCATTGTGTGGGCTTGTATTCACTAGGTACACTATGCAAAATTTGCATTGCCATTTTTCGATACAGCGTCATTTTGATTTTTTACTGCACTATGCAGAAATTGCACTTATATACAATATGTTGCCATACCATGCGATGGATTTTGGTCAACCAGATGTCAACCAATAGGATGTCAAAATGACAACCAAATGGCAACCCAGTATAGTATAGATTAGAATAGATTAGAACAGGAAAGAAAAGAACAAACAAGAAAAGATTCGATGCTTCCGCATCGGTGCGTGATAGATGCCCTAAAATAAACGATTTTAAGGCACTTCAAGGCTTAGACGACAAACTTATCGACCGAACACAGAAAACGGCTCTGACAAGGCTCTGCGTGGCTGTGAGCGTGTGATAGCAGTCTACGACTATTTCAGGAGGTAAAATGGAGTACATTACAGCGACTACAAAGGTTCATGGGTACATGGTATATCCTCGATTCCTCTCGACTATTGATATTGGCTCAACAGAGAAGATTGTGTACGTTCACCTGTTCAATCGTGCAAGGTCATCGCAGAAAGCCAGCAAGAGCGGCAAGTTCGTGGATGCAATGGGACGAGTGTACATTGTCTATCCCATCAAAGACTTAGCTGCGGACACTGGATTCACGGAGCGATGGGTCAAGAAGTCACTCAAAGAATTGGAAGATGTAGGATTAATCGAGCGCAAGAAAGAGGGCAAAAACAAACCCGATAAGATATACGTCAAGGTGGTGAATGATACTTCACCTCAAAACGAAGAAGTAGGGGAACGATCGTTCACCTCTGAGGGGAACGATACTTCACCTGTGAGGGGAACAATCGTTCACCCCCTTAATATAGAAGAAAAGAGAAGAAGAAAAGTTATTAAGAACACAGACGTACCGTCCGTGAAAAACGCACCGCAATTCGAGGAAGTCAGCGAATACTTTCTTGATGCTGGATGCGAGAACCGCCTAGCCAGCAGATTTATGAACTACTATGAGGGAACAGGATGGGTAACCAAGAACGGCAGACCAATCAAAGACTGGCAAACCTATGCGGATATGTGGATTGACAAGGAACTAGAGGAACAGCAAGCCTATCAGCCTGTATTCCCTCACCTGTAAAGGTTCTTTCCCCCTATAACCCTCTATCTCCAAAAGCTATACCGTTAGCCAGCAGGAAAAACCGTAACGTGCATTTGCCGTCAGGTTCTATTGGCTGGATAATGGCAAACCGGGCATCTGACCTTTACGCTGCGTCACCCTCTATCGTGCGTGACCCAGCACGCACCGGGTGACCTTCACCGTGAACAGCATCTAACCTGCTATCTGTTACGACTATTGCACATGGAGAATTGACTTCATTTTGTAGTCGGTTGGATATGTAATTTTGTTGCATGGCTGAAAATGCAAGTTGCTTACAAATTGAAAGCGACTATCTAGCACGTCTATTCGATTTATCCAGCGGGAAAATCAGACTGATTTGATGAACTATAAAATTATACGAAATAATCTGCGATTATCGGGAGTAACTATATCTATATACTATAATAAGTACGGTAATTATACGAAATTGGTATAACTAGCGAAGAATAAATTATACGAAATAGATGTTTGGTTTTGATTTTTGACTGGCTGACCAGCTTAGCGACTATCGCACTTCCATTCTCCTAAAAGACGGACGACTATTTCACAGAAAATTCACACGACTATTTAACGCTAATTCGTTAGAAAATGCTACGACTATCGAGCGACTATTACTCTACGACTATTACGACTATTGGAAATCTATCCGTTTTATCGGACTTCTAACGACTATCCGCCGGGATGGTCTACGACTATTTCACGACTATTGTCTACGACTATTTCGGAATCCGTTACGACTATTCCAGCCGGAACGCTGCGACTATTGCCGACCTCTATTGGCTATCGGGCGAAAGCCCGAAAAGAAATCAGCGGTAGAGCCGCCAGAAGTGCCGCCCGCCGCCCTGACTGCTGACCCGGTGCCAGACCGTCAAGCCCTGCCCGCTGTCCAGCGATGGAGGATGGACCCCGCCGGGCTGACCCTCTGCGCAGTGCCAGCGATCTGCATACAGTCAGCAGGTGGGTGGGGCTGTACTGCTGACACTCTGTCAGCACTTGCCAGCGTATCGGAGCGGGTGGAGGTGCAGCGGTATCTACATGGATCCGCTGACCGCCGAGACGCTGACCCCTTGCAAGTGCTGGCATGGTCTGCACCGTGTCCGGGTGCATCGTGGGCGGCGGTCTCCCTTATATACCTTATTATAATAGGGACGCTCTGCGCTGACCTGTACAGCGTCCAGCGTGGCGGCTGGTATCTGGTATCGGTGCAGCAGGTGCAGAGCGGTGGAGACGCTCCACGCTGGCGCAGGTGCGATTATAGGCGGCTGACCTACCTATTATAATAGGTATATATAAGAGCGTGTGCGCTCTGTGCCGTCTGCTGTGCGCTGTATGGCGCTGTAGGCGTATGGCTGTATAGCTGGTAAGGCTTGCACATGATAGCCGTGTGGCGTCCCTCTGCGCTTGTGTGGGCGTGGGCAAAAAAGAAAAGCCCTGCATCTATACCAGATGCAAGGCAAAAGAAAATCCCGGCCATTACTGACCGGGTGGAGGTGTATCTATTATGCGTTATAACCGGGGTGGCGGTCGCCGTACAGATCGGTTGCAGCTAGCACCTTGACGGGGATGCTTGCGCGGGTGCCGTCTGCCTGCGGGACGGACAAGGCCAGACCGGCGGCAATCGTGTTATCAATCGCGCCGTTATAATCGCGGGAGGTCTTGCCCTGCTGCGGCTTGCACAGCACATAGACCGTTGCGCCCATACCATCGCGGGCAGAGTTGTCAGCGTGCAGGCCGTCAAGCGTGCAGCTGCCAACGTTGTATCTGCCCTCGTGCACATCTGCGGGTAACTCGATCTGTACGGCCTTGCGATACTGGACGCCCTGCGGCTGATGAACTGTCCAGCCTGCTGCGGCTAGCTGGTCGATACCCTGCGGGCCCTCCGGGCGGGTGCTGATGGGCGATACAACGCCATAAGAGCGGGACACGTTGCCATTGATAGTAACCACAGCATCAATAATAATCTCTGCACATGCCATAATAATAACCTCCTGCCTTTGTGTGGCCTTAATTGTGATTAGATTATACCACATTGCAAGCCCTATTAGATGGACTTGCAAAAAATATTTTTGCCCTTTTGGGCTGGGGCAGGGTTGCTTTACGGTGCGGCCCTGCTAAAGTGTCCGTTACTTACTGGCCTTAAATAAGGCGCTAAAAAACCAAAACGCAAAGAGGATGCAACTAAATATCACTTGATACACCCCCTTATACCACACTGAACCGCTTGTAACTCGTCTTAGTGCTGCACTCTGCGTATACATCCGGGTGCAGTGCCTTTAGTAGCTTGCTATCGAGCCGGACGCTCTGCACGTCCTTGTATACGGCCTTTGCTGTGCCCTCTGCCTTTTCCGGTGCGCCCTGCATCATGCCGATAATTTCGGTCTTGATTGCTTCATTCATTGCTTCGAGTTCTTCCATAAGCCGCTTGTTTTCGCGGTATGCGTTTACTTTTTCTTCAAACAACGTCATTTTTTGCATCTCCTTATATTTTATCGTTCTGCCTTGTCATTGAGCCAGACCAGGCAGAGAAGAAAGCCGGATACCATGCCGCCCACATACCAACAAGCGGTGATAAAGGACGGGTTAAAAAGATCGAGCGTCATATCTATGCCCCCTTAAAATGCAAATACGATGTAATTACCGTTGGGCAGCTCCAGCACGGCGGTATGGTCGTTGAGCGCGTCAACAAGCTGCTCCACATAATCTGCGCGCGGAATGTCGTCGTCGATGTCGTCGTTGATGAGATAGCCATAATCGTGAATCATATCGGAGATGGAGCAGGCAGCGCCATCACCGTATTCGGTGCAATCGCAGCAGATGGCAATAACATCAAGCTCCATATCGGGGTTAATCTCGTCATAGTAGTTCAGCAGAGCGTCATAGCCGTCATAGGTGTAGTAATCGCGGTCATATGCGCGGAACTCGTTATACAGATCGTTTGCATTGATAGTCTTTTTCATGGTTTTGTCCTCCTGTTTTGTGGGTGGTGGTTTGTAAACATCTTTGTTTACTGTCTATATTGTAAACAATTTTGTTGCGTTTGTCAAGTGGTTTACACATAAAAAATAAATATTTTTGTTTACATTTTATTTGTCCGTTTGGGCGTGCCCTATCGGACACGGCGCAGGCAATCCAACGGTGCGCAGTCTGCCCGATCTATACGGCGTGGGCGGTCTGTGCTGGTATCTTGCTGCCCTGGGTATCTGGCACGGCCTGCCCTGGGTCTGTCTGCGCTGGGGCGTTCCGGGTGCGCTGGCCTGTCTTGCGGTGCTGGGGCTGGGGCAGGGCTACACCGGAGGGGAACAGGCCGAAGGCCGGGGGTGGGGTGGTGAGTAGTCCGATAAAATTTTTCAAAGAAAAAGGCGTTTCCAAAGGTCGTGTCGCAAACACCCACCCCACCTTACAAAAACGCACTTGTCTAATTGTGCAACCTGTCAAAAATTTTCCAAACGAACAAAAAGGCCCTTTTTGTAGTGCAGAGTATGCTATAATCACCATATAGGATTGCAAAGGAGGAATTTACAATGAATCCAAAGAATGACAAGAATAAAGAAAGACGCGAGAAGAACGAAAAGATTGCCGCTTCAATATGGGGCATAATCATTGCATTGGCTGTTATGGCTTTCGGCATTTATCTTATGGCGCATGGCATTGCAAGTGCCATATAAGGCTTATAACGAATAACAGAAGTAAGGTGGAATCATAAATGGCAAAAGAACCTAAAAGCGACCTAATTCCTTGTGAACACTGCGGTCACATGATTTCCAGAACAGCTAAGACGTGCCCCGAATGTGGTGGCAAAAACAGAAAATATATAAGTGCAGGCAAAGTTGTCTTTATAGTGGTGGTGCTTGTTATCTTGGCTTACCTTGAATTTACGCTTTCTGCTTCGTTTGCAGCGGGCTAACCTAAACACAAAAAGCCAGCGGCTAGATATTCTCTAACCACTGGCTTTTCTTATGTGCTATTTACGATTTAAGGGAGGGGAATACAATTGGAGCATTGGCTTCTTCTTTTTGTTTAAGAATATCAAGCAAGCAGTCATTATACCCCATTGAGTAGCTTTCGTTGCAAAAATTCTGCACAGACGTTTCAATCGCTTTGCTGACGGTTTCTTTTGTCCGCTTGTCCTCTGGCATAATGATTTCAAGAGCATAGTTTAGGATTTCATTACTTTTGTCCAAAACCGCTTTGTGTTCTTCGTTTGCTTTCTCCATAAAAAAGATTTCTTCTGAATAATCCATCAGCACGTCTCCATTCTAATCTGCTCACCAACAGGCAGATAACCCGCTTCTTTGAGCTTGCTGTAAATGAACTTCTGACCCGCTCTTGTCCAGCGAGTGACCTCTTTCGTCTTGCCATTCGGCAGCTCGATCGGATGCCCGACAACATATCCGTTGCCAAGATATTTCTTGTAGGGAATCCACTGCTTGTTCACAACGTGCTGGATGCCCATTTCCTCAAGAATCTTGTTGAGCTTCCGGGCGGTCAGACCGTAGTTCATGGCAATCTGCGTGGTGGTAAGGCTTTCATCAGAGAGCAGCACTGCCTTTGCGTAGTCAGAATCAGGCTTCATCTTGGCGTTTTCTGCTTCCAAAGCCTTTACTTTCTTGCGTTCCGTGTCAATGACACTGTTAGCTGCAATCAGCGCACGGCTCAACAGCATTTCCGTGGATTCAGGCTCCGGGTTGGTGAGCTTCTGCTCCATGCGATTGAAAGCATCAATGTATTTGAGCTTCCATTCGAGTGCTTCTTTGCCAGTGAATCCGAATGTAAGCAAACTGAATCCGTCCTGGTTCATCAGATACATGGGATACTGCTTACCACGATTTTCAAACGTGGTTTCGTAGAACATGGATTTGGTGGCACAATTTTGTGCCGCCAGTTCTTCGATGGAGCGTAAAACCGTTTTATGCTCTTTGCCGAAATGTTCTGCCACTTCACGGCTGGACACGACAACCTGTCCGTTTTCGCTGATAAGGTTGATAGCGTTTTTAACTTTCTGTTCCATAGAACCTCCTATTGGTTCTTGCGGAACAAGCTAATTCCTGCTATAATAAGGCTGGAACAGCTTGTTCCAGTGGTTTTGATGATACGTTCGCTTCTGTCGCCAAACTTCAGCGGACGTATCATTTTTCATTTGCATTGGTGGTTTCCATCGGATGCAGCGTGAAGAACGCTTCACGGAACGCAGAAGAAATCGAAACACGATTCTTGATGCAGTATTCCTGCAAACTTGCAAACTGCCGTTCCGTCACGCTGATGGTAACGGTGTGACCGTAACGCTCTGCGTAAGGACTACTCATACATATTCACCCCCTTTCGTTTTGCTGTGCAATAAGTGTAACGACAAAATGTCGGAATGTCAAGCGAAAAGACACTAGATATTGTGTTCACCGGGTCTAACCCTTGATTTTGTCGTTCTGCACAAGATTTAGCTGTTCTTTTTGGCTGCTCCCGCTTCATACCCTGCCTGATAGTTCGCTTCGGACAGCTTGCTAAGTGCAGCGGCGTACTCACGGTCACTGTCGGTCGGCTCTTTGCCAGCGGACAGGGCTTGCAGAAATTCTTCTGCGGTCGTGGGAAAGTTCATGTTTTTCACTCCTTTCTATTGCAGACTTCTTCGGAATCTGCTATAATAAGTAGCAGAAACGGATACTGCCCCCTTGGTTGGCGCAGTTTTCCTGTTTTGTGGTGGAATAGGTCGTCAGTGCAACTTTGGTCGGTGGTGCTGACGGCCTATTTTTTATGCCACAATGGATAAATCTACCGTTGTTGGTTGATTCATCGTGCGTTCTACTGGCTTAAATTATAGACACTTTGTATATGGTTGTCAACAGCCCAATTTGTATAATTTGTACGTTAAAACACGTTTTAGTGTACATTTTTGATAATGGTTTTGACACTTTAATGTGTTAGAATTGGGGCGAAAATTTATAGTAAAACTTGATGATACGATAATTATACAAGATGTAAACTGACACAAAAAAGTGTTGATAAAAAAAGTGACCCTATTGATAGTAAAATAAATTCCCTATTGACAAACCAAACAATTTTGTTTACAATATAAGCAGAAAGGATGGTTTGGAATGGGGAAATACAAAAAAGTGACAGAAAAGAAAGAGCCTTTTAATGTTTCAACTAATGGAGTTGAAATTGTGAAAGAGCTTATGAAGCAATATGGAATAACAACAGCTTATATTGCCAATGAAGCTGGTTTTACTTCAAGACAGGCTTTGTATCAGTGCTTTAAGAATGAGAGCTTAAACCTTTCTAGCTTTTATAAGCTCTTAAAGGCTATGAATTATCGAATCGTGGTCGAACCCGACATGGGAGACATTGGTGTTGGGGCTTATCGTGTTGAAGGTACTGTGATTGAAAAGGATAGTGATTCTGAATGAACATTGCTTATGTGCGAGTGTCTACCGTAGAACAGAACGAAGCACGACAGGTTGAAGCATTGAAGCGGCATAATATTGACCGCTGGTTCATTGAGAAGATTTCCGGCAAGAACATGGACAGGCCAGAGCTTCAAAAGATGCTTAAAACAGTTCAGCCGGGCGATACGGTGTTCATCCACGATTTTAGCCGTCTTGCACGCAGCACAAAAGACTTGCTGGATATGGTGGAGCGGCTGCAAGCGAATGGCGTACATCTTGCCAGCGACAAAGAGAACCTAGACACTGGAACTCCGACTGGAAAGCTGATGCTGACGATGATTGCTGCCATCAACGAGTTTGAACGACAGAATATGCTTGACC